TCCTACAGAAGATGTAATTACTCAGAGGGTTAAAGTATGATTATAACTAGAGGGTTGTTAGATAGAACACTTATAGTTAGAGGGTACACCAATGGATATGGTGTACTACTTCCTCCTAGTTGTGGGTATAGAGAAGTTGTTTTACGTGATTCTAGTGTTAGAAGATTATTAACATTTACAACAGGAGTGTACAATGGTTTGTATGCGTAGTATAGTAGAGCTATCTATAGATAGTGTTAGCGAGGTATCTTTTTTGTTAGAGTATATAGCAGAGTTTGTTCATGAAGTAGATCATGTAAGTGCTATAACAAAAGAGGTTTTAATAGATAGTAGTACAGAAGTACAAAAAGTAGGAGAAGGTTGTGAGTAATACAGGAGTTTTTGAAGGTGATTCTGGAACAGAATTAAGGTTTGATGTAGGAGTACCTACTGCAGATATGATATTAGCAAACATTAAAGTTATAAAGCCGGGGCAAATACCTGTTACATGGGTAGCTACTCAAGGCCCTGGAGAAGAGCAAGTGTCTTATATAACTCTTGACGGAGATATTGATACTACAGGCGTATGGCATTTACAAGTGTATATAGAGTTCCCTTCATGGAAAGGGTACGGTAGTATTGCTAAATTGTCTGTTAATAAAAGGCTATAGCGTAACTTTTAAGTTAGTTTAAGGTTAGCACGTTAAAATACTGCTTAGTTTGACCAAAGTACTGAACGTCATAAAAAGCTGTCATTAAGGGGCAATGATTACAACCCTAAAAATAAAGGAGTAAGCAATGGATTCTTCCACCTTACAAAAAACACTAAAAGATATAGAAGATAGCATTTCTGAAAATGCGTTAGCTATAGAAAGAGCTGAAGACTTAAAAAGTCTTAAACTTGATAAAAGATTTCAATCTGTTATCATTGATGGTTATATTAATGACGAATCTAAAAGATTATTTGATATATTAACTGACCCTTCAGGAGCAAGTCCTTACTCTAAAGAGAAGATAAACTTACTACTAGAAGCCATTAGCCATTTTAAAAGTTACATAGGTACCGACGGATATGAAGGTACAGTTGACCAAGATGCTATGTACGCTTTAGATGCTAATGATAAGGAAAGAGAATTTAGAAAAAAATTGACAGCAGAAGCTGCTGAAGAGGAGGAATAATATGGCCGAAGAATTTAATGAAGACATTTTTGATGCAATGTTGTCTGGTACGTTTGAAGAAGCTGCTGATGATATTGATGAGATTGAGGAAGTTGAAAGTGGTGAGGAAGAAGACTCTACAATAGTAGAAGACGAGGATCCTCAAGATGATACTGAAGACGATGAATACGACGAGGACACAGACCTTGAAGACGATGCAGACGAGGAAGACCTCCCTGATGATCTTGACGACGGTGAAGATGATGAGGAGTTGGACTCTGAAGTAGATGACGAGGAAGAAGACACTCTAGTAGAAGACGATGATTTAGATGCAGATGATGAGGATGAAGAAGATGATGTAGACGATACAGATATTCCTTCTGAAGACGAAGCACTTATCGATGATGCAGAAGATGGCACAGAAACAGAAGAGAATAACGACGGTGACGCTCCGGAAACTGATGGCATTGATTATAAGTCTTTCTATGACGCTGTAGTAAATACAGAGTTCACCGTTAATGGTAGGAAAACTAAAGGATTCTCAGATCCAAAGAAGATTATTCAGTCCATGCAAATGGCTGGAGGCTACTCTGATAAAATGGCTGGCTTTAAAAAGTACAGACCTTTTATGGCTCCTCTACAAGAGAGAGGTATGCTAGACGATCAATCTAAGTTTGATCTAGCTATGAATATCATTGATGGCGATAAAGAGGCCATAAAGAAACATTTACAATCCTTAGAGATAGATCCTATAGATCTTGACATGGAGGCTATTGATTATTCCAGAAAAATAACAACAGCTTCTGATGCTTCTTTGATTGTCGATGACGCTATAGAGCGTGCGAAAAGCGGTGGGTATGAAGATCGCTTTAGACAAGTTATAGGTAAAGAATGGGATGAAGCAAGCTTTAACGAGTTTGTAGATAATCCTGCTGTCAGAAATGACTTACTGGCTCATATGGAGACAGGTGCCTATGACAAAGTCACAGATAGAATGGCAGAAATGCGTAGGCTAGACTTTAATGGGGCTTATGGGAATTTAAGTACCATATCTCAATATAGAGCAGCAGTAGCTGATTTACAGAGGGAAGCGGAAGCAACTCCTAGTAAAGCTCCTGTAGCGCCTGTTAAAGCCCCTACTAAAACTGTTAAGGAAAAACCTTCGGTTAAGGAAGAAAAGGCTAAAATACGCCAAGCTCGTAAAGAGGCGGAGTATAAGAAGGAAGTCGAAGCTAAGAATGCTAAAGTAGCTAAGCAGCGTAAACGCGCTACTTCTATGAGCAAGAAAAAGCCTAAGACTAGACCTGCGGCTAAATTCGATCCTATGAAGGTTGAAGGCGAAGAACTTGATGCATTAATGGAGCATCTAATCAACGGCGGTAGATAGGCTAAAGACCTATCCACTCCTAAAACAATTAATTACAAGGAGACTTAATGTCTACAAAAACTTTATTTAACCAAGGTAAATTCTCAACTACTGATATAGATGAGCAATATAATGATAAGTTCTGGTCAAAGGGCGCTATTCGTGAATCACAAAGAAAAAGAACTTTTACTCAACTAGGTGACAGACTTACTCAGCCTAAACACTATGGTGATGAAATCGTAAAAGAAAGAGCTTTGCCAATTCTACACCCAATGAACCAACTTGATGGTGGTGTTGATGCTACAACTGCTACACTTTTACAAGCTGTTTTTTATGCGTATAACGCTGCTGGTGCACTTGTAGGTACTTTTGAAACTAGAGATTATGCAACTGCTGCTCTTGCTGAAACTGCTGCTACAACTGCTGCTGGTGCAGGTGGTTCTGTACGTAATGGTGCTGGTTCACTTTATAATGGTGATGCAGACTATGCTGTTGTTACTGGTTCTTTCCCTAGCCTTTCTGAAGAAGGTGGAAATGTAAATGGTGTGAATACTAAATCTATTACTGTTCGTGGTAATGTTAAAGAGTTCGGTGCACACATGAAATTTACACAAAGAGCTATTGATATGGATTCTAGAGTAGGTATTCTTGCTCAAAAAACTAAAGACTTGGGAGAGCTAAAAGGTGATACTTATGAAGCACAAATCCAAGCTGACCTTATAGCTGCTTCTGAACTTAACAGAGTTTTTGCAGGTACAACAGCAACTTCATTGAAGACTTGTAACCAAGATGCTGTACTTACATTTGCTGACCTTAGACTTATGGAGCAAGAGCTTAAAAGATTGCTAGTTCCTAGAGATACTAAAATTATAACTGGTTCTAAAAAAATTGGAACTAAAGTTGTTCAAAAAGCTTTCTATGTATACGTAGGACAAGAGCTTTACCCAGTTCTTCAAGATATGGAGCACCAAGGTAAAAGTATGTGGGAACCTCTAGAGTCTTATAAAGATGCTGCTGGTTCTAACGTAGCTGAAGGTGAGATTGGTAGAATTGGTGGATTTAGATTCATCGAAGTTGCTAACATGCTTAAGTATGCTGGTAAAGGTGCAACTGATTCAGGTGCTGCTGATGCTGATAATGTATCTGGATGGCAAGCGTCTAAAATTCCTTTTGGAGACACAGATGCAGGTCAAGAAGGTTTCGATATTTTCCCTATCCTATTCGTAGGTAGTGATTCATTCGCAACTGTTGGTTTTGAAGGTGATTCTTCTAAAATCAAAACTGCTATGCCTAAGGCTGATGCACACCTAGATCCATTCGGTAAAAACGGTTCAATGAGTATCTCTTGGTACTTCGGTACTTTGATTTACAAATCAGAGAGAATCCGTCAACTTTGCTGTACAGCTCCTATCGTATAAGATAGAGCTAGCAATTAAGAGGTGTAGCTACGAGTTGTAGCTAGAACAGTAAGGCACACGGGAGCTAGTCTCCCTCCTGAAAATATAAGGATAAACATAAATGAATTTAGAAGATTATAAAGAATTAACAAACGCACAACTTAAAGAAGAATGTGCAGATATGGGAATAGAGAAGGTAATTGGTTCAAAGAACCCCGCTAAACCTTCAAAAGATGACTACTTAAAAGCTATCAGTAGAAAACTTAGTTATGAACCAGACGAGATTGGTGAGGATGAGGTAGAAGAGGAAGATGATTCTGTGGAAGAAATCCCTACTACAAGAAAACCCCAATCACCTGCTAAGCTGGCTAGGTTGGAAATGTTCCGTAAAGACCGTGTTATTGTACACGATATTCAAGAAAATCAGACAAAAGATAAAGATGAAGTGATCTCTATCTCTTGGGGTAATAGACTACTAGGAGGCCAGACTGACTTTGTTTCATTAAATGGTTTACCTCAATATGTTAGGAGAGGTGCTATTAAGAACCTATTAGAAGCAACTACAATTGTACATAAACCTAAACCAAGTGGTAATGGTGTTATAACTGAATCGGTTAAACGTTTCGTAGTTACAGAAGTAGCAGGACTAACTGAAAAAGAGTTAGAAGAGCTTGCTAATAAGCAAAAACTTAGAAATTCTAAGTATGCTTAATGAGTTGTTGTAGAGCTCCTTACGAGGAGTTCTATCAAAAATTTAAAGGACAAGCATGACAATACCAATCGGAAAAGACTACACATTTACTTTACAAGTTCTAGCTCCAAACTCTCTTGAGCCTTTAGATGTTACAGGCTACACAGGAACTATCAACATCTTTAGACAAGATGACTATACAGATAAGCCAGTATCTAATGTTCATATAGAGCCAATACCTTTTGAAGAGTTGAATGGCATTATGACAGGGACAATACCAGGGAGCACTACTGCAGGTATGTCAATTCCTGAAGAAGATAAAGGATATGCAGCAGATTACTCGTATGTACGTGCTAGATATGCAGGGTTTATACATTTAAGCAACCCTGGGGATCCTACAGTTAACGTACACATTCCTGCTATTAGCTTTGTGTTTGCAGGTTAATCATGTCAACAGTAGTAGCAACTCCTTATAAAGTTGTAACACAGCCTACCTCAGTAGAGCTTACAGGACTTTCTAAACTAAAAACAGACACAGTTACAGCACTGCCTGTATATGATAATATGTTTACTTTATGTACTAAAGGTATGGGAGAGTTCTATACTGGCAGTCATATACCTGATTGGCTGGATATGGCTATCAGTAGCACTGTTACACTTCAAACAACTCCTATGGCTTTAGATTTAGTATCTTTACATGCTTATGTTAATGAGATAGAAGTAGGTGTACATAGAGACATAATTGAAATCAATAATACAGTAATTTCACAGAACGGCGTTATACAAACTGTTAAGTCAGAATTAGAAGGTAATATAGCAGTTAATGCTAATGCGATATTAACAAGAGTAACACATACTGAAGCAGAGTCTATAGTTTATAACCTAGTAGGAGCACAGTTCTTATCAGAGAATGGAGGAGCTGCCGATGCTTGGATAGAGACTAAGATACATACATATGCTGCTGATAACTTAGCTAGTTTATCTTATGTTAATACAATGCAAGCAACTGTAAATGCTCACTCTGCGTATATATCAACACTAGAAGGTGTTGTTGTAAGACAAGAGAAACTCTTTGAAGCTAATAGAGCTGATGAACCTACTGCTGAGGGCATAGGGGATTTATGGAAAGTGTTAGATGAATTTTACCCTGATCCTACCGACCCAAATAAGCCTGAGAACGTCTTTGCTAGATGGAATGGCACAGTATGGGTTGACCTTGTTAAAGGCTCTGACGTGGCTCTTGGGTACAGTTACGCAGGATGGGCTAGTAAGTTATTAACAGGACTTAACGGAGAGATAACAGGATGGGCATTTGGGGATGGTACGTATGGAGACTCTTTATTTAGAATTAACGCAGATAATTTTGCTATATCTAATAGCACTAATACTTTTACCCCTTTTGAAATAGTAGGAGATAAAACTTATTTAAATGGTAACATACTAATAGGGGAAACTCCTGCAGAACAGTTACCTATTTTTATAGGTAATTTTGATACAGCTCCAACAGGGCCTTATAACGATGGTGATACGTATTTTAACACTACTGACAATATAACTTACCTTTGGGCTGATGGTGAATGGAAAACTCTTAAAGGAGAGGCTGGAGAAGATGGAGAAGATGGTGCCACAGGACCACAAGGAGCAGATGGAGAGGACGGTAGCTACTGTTATTTTCAAAGAACATCTGGACCAGGTTTCTATAAAGTAAACTCTGCAGGTACTTGGAACAGCACTAGTGATACTGTAGGTAATATGACTTTTAATATAAGAGGAAACACATATTCTGAAAGATTTAGGTTTAGCCTCGATGTCGCAACTAAAACTGTACATTGTGCTCAAGAAACAAGCAGTAGTGCGATTTCTGCTACTATCTCTTGGAACGACACATCACATGTTAATGTAGAAGCCAATAATAGTAGTACAGGTGTTAGATGCTCTTACACTTGCCACGTAACTGTAGCAGGAGAAAGAGGAGCTACACAAGTATCTTGCTCTATTTCAGGGTCTGCTTGGAGTGATAGTGACGCGTGGGATTGTCTAACTAACAAAGGCTTTGTGCCTCAAAAGTTTGATAGGGTTAATTTATACAATGATGCAGATGAATTTAGCCATGAAAAGTATTTAACAGATGTAGGTAGCGGAAGCCCTGGTACTTGGGAAGACTATAGTTTATTTGTAAACGGTAACCAAGTTGTTACAGGGACTTTAGATGCTAATAGGCTTAAGGCAGATTCTGTTTTAACCAATGCTCTTAGTGTGGACAAGACTGTGGTTACAGGAGATGATGCTGTCCCGTACATTGTAAAAGTACGTACAAATGTAAATGAAACAAGTGCTTTAAATATTATTAGCACAGGAGACAATACTGAAGCTGGTACAGTCCCTACGGGCCTTAGAGTTTGGACGTATGGATCTGACTATAGATTTGGAAGTATTTTTCAAAGCTCAAATGCTTCTGGGGCGACTGTATATATAGCCAATTTAGATTCAGGAGGTGGTACCGCTCTTAACGTGTATGGAGATATTAAGCAAAACGGATCAATAGGTTATGTGGTGCTAGCTGCTTGGGTAACTTTTAATGGTACCGGTACTCCTGATATTAAACAAGGGTCAGGAAATGTTCTAATAACAGATAACGGTGTTGGGTCGTATACTATAACCATAGCAGGTAAAAATGCTAGTTCTAGTGACGTTTTAGGGGTTCTGGCTACAGCAGGTGATAACTCTTTAGCAGGAGTTTCTGATGTTGCAGTAGGTAATATAACAACCAACTCAGTAGATATAAAAATAAGAAATTCAGGCAATAGTTTAGTAGATAAAGAGAATATAACCGTCTGTATATATGGAAGGATGACGTAATGATGTATATAAAAGAAAATAAAGATGGAAGTGTTGCTATAACAAAAATACCTAAAGATGTAGAGGTTGACACACCTAATACTTTCGGCACACCTGTTACAGAAGAAGAACTTCCTCCTAACAGGGCCCTTAGAGATGCATGGGTTATGATTGATGGAAAAGTACATATAGATGTAAATAAGGCAAAAAATGTACTGAAAATAGAGAAAGAACTTGAACTTGCAAAACAAGAAGAAATTGTTCAGATGTTTCCTTCTCTGCAAGAAGAGTTTCAAACCACTAAAAGTAAACTTCTAGCGCAAGTAGACTCCATGTCCTTAGAAGAAATTGCAACAGAAGTTGCTGCTTATAAACAAAAAGGAGATAAATAATGGCTGAATCAATACAGACCTACACTAAAGTTAGTGTAAATGAGTTACAAGTAAGTCCTATTTTTACAGAGCTGATGAAAACAGCTACCGATAAAGATAGTATGTATATTAAAGCTAAAGAAAGTCTGCTAGACTATCTTAATGATTCTAATATGAATGATCAAGAGAAAGCTGCAATGCTTTCAGATTTAATAAGTAAACTAACTGTAGAAATGACTGACACTTCTTTAAAGAGTGCTATTCAAATTGCTACAGAGAACAGAGATGCTGCTTATAAACTAAGTAAGTTGAATGAAGACATACTTATGTCTCAAGAAGCTAGAGATAAGATAGCTACTGACATATTATATGTGGAAGCACAAATAGCTAAAATGGATGCAGATAAAGTTAGTAGTGTAGTGCGTAACTGGAAAGACCAAGCAGAGATGTACTGGAAGACTGGTGTAGATACTACAGGGCTTGATGTTGATGTACATACTACTTTACCTGTATCTACTAATCTACCTGCTATAACAACAGGTTCTGGGTATTATGAAGTCGAGTTTGGTAAGACTAAGCAGTATGAATTATTGTCTAGTTCTGTACGTAACTATGGTGTGTTAGGTTACTCCTACGATGCCGAAGGTAACCTTGCTAACGCTAGAGAGCTACAAGGGGATGTTCCTGGGACTACTACCGCAGCAAGCTGGAATGGTTTAGTTAAACAACAGCATGCGGTTGCTGTAAGACAAGAGTTAGGTTTTGATAATAATATGAGACAACATGCAGCTAATAGTTCTGCAAGTATGATAGGACTTATGCTTAGCTCTGATACTTTCCAAGAGAGCGACGATTATGTGCCTTACTTACAACTATGGACTAAAGCGATGGGTGAATTGTTAGAATGCCCTGGATATAGCTGTCCTGATCCAAATGCAGTAGAGTAATGTAATGTATTTAACATTTGACCTAGTCACACCGGTATTAGGAGAGTGGGTCAATGCAATGTCTTTCAAACGAAAGATGTTATACAACTGGCCTACAACCACCGTAGAAGGACATGAAGTTTTTGATAAACTCCTTGTATGGGACAAGTGGCACGGTGCTCGCGACCATAGTAAAATATATAAGCCTTTAGGGCTAACTGTAGATAAGATAAACGACAATAATTATGACGGGTTAAAATATCTATGGTTTAATATAAAGCCATGGATAGATGACTTGTTTACTACTATTGAAGACGAAGACCTAGCCGATCTTATAGATGCACAGCTTGAGCTAGATAAAACATATGTTGCACATATACGGTATGAAACTACTAGAACAGCCTCTCATTACTATGCAGTAGGGGCTACTCCCCCTACAGTTACAGATGACGAGTTAATCGCAGCTATTGCTGGCGGGTATGATAGAGTCCCTGATAATGAAATGGCTATAGATAATCATATACTAGATGAAGATGGGGAAGACCCTGACAACCCTAGCTATTCTGATGGCTTGTTGTTTGCTGTATTGGCAGATAAAAATGAAGTTGTTTTTGAAAGGACTTTTAGAACTACTGGCAGAACTGTTTTAAGTCCTGCAAGTATTGACTCCTATGAGTATTATGATGACTTTGGTGGAGCGTATAAAACAGCCATTGAGATGGAAATAACATATAAGAGAAAAGCTTCTGCTCATGACGCTATCGGGACTTTTATGTTTAATTCTATAGATAAAAAAGTAGCTGAAATCATTAGATATAAAAAGATGATGAATGATCCTTATGGTGAAACAACAGAAATTTATGTACATGGTGAAAAGCCTCCTACGGAAGGGTTTATAGCAAGACAACTAGAACATATAGAAGAGATTCTAAACCCTATGAGTTCTTCTGATCTATTTCTTATAACTGAGCCGTACACTATGCACAATAATATAATTTCACAAAATGCAGAAGCATTTGTAAAAGTAGAAGGAGTTAAGCACCTAACAGGTAAAGAGTTTGTTAAAGTATTTAATAAGGCTTTTACAACTACGTATAAAAAAGAAAAGACTTCTTTCGTTGTTAAATTGATTAATGTTTTAATAGTTTTTATAGCGTTTGCATTTGCAGCTGTATCAGGTGGAGGGTCACTAGTTGCTTTAGGTACGTACCTCGGGTATGCTACTATAGCTTTAATGCTATTCTCTAAGATACTTACTAATATGGGTATATATGGTGGGGCTATATTTACTGGTAAAGTCCTTGCATTCTTAGGTAATATTACTAAGGTAATGGGTTTTTATGCCTTTATCTCAAATTCTATAAGTGCTGTAGTAAGTGGAGTAGCTAAGTCTATTTCTAATGGTGTACTTAGTATGACACGTATGTCTACCTTTAAAATGCTTAATACTGTAACATCTTGGTTAAATACTGCTATAGGTATATATCATCAAATTGCTGATCCTGATTATGAAGCTAAACTATCTAAAAAGCAAGCACAATTAGATGCTCAGGAAGAAAAAATGGAAGATATGGATTATACTAGTCCTAAATCAATGGAACTTATACAAGAGTATTTTGAAACAAACCAATGGGCTGAAGTTAATGCGTATTTAGATAACATACCGTATTTAATGACAGAAGGTAAAGTGGAAGCTGCTACTAGTAAATACTACTAATCGTAGCTAAATAAAAGTATGGTATAATACCAGCAATTAATTAAAAGGAATTAGAATGGGAGATAAAACAGTTAAAGGTCTGACATCTGTGCAAAGTGCAATGCCTGCTAGTATGTATGGCCTTAATAATTTATTTAGTGGTAAATCAGATAACTCTGAGCTATGGAACGGTTTAAATGATACTTTGCATATAGATAAACTTACTTTTCAAAGTGCAGGACCTGAACAACAAGCTAAATGGTTAGCAGAATTAAGAGGGTCTGATACATATGATGGACCTACAGAATTTACAGGAGACTTCTTAGGAGTCAATGGACTTAATATGGGGTCAATTGTAGGTGGTCTTAATATGGTTGGAGGAGCTATGGATCTATATAATAATATAGCTAACTTCGGTAATGAAGGTAAGATATTTAATAAAAATATGCAATTGCTGGATCAGCAAATAGCTAATAACAAATATGTTATGGATCAAGATAAAGGGTCTAAACTAGCCATGTCAGATGCTACTAAGCAAGTATTTGGTGGAGCTAGAAAAGATCCTGGTCTTGGTTCTATAGGATAAGGAGGATTTATGTCCGCACAAACACTAGGCAGTCTTAATTTTAGAACAGCAGCAGTTCCTCGAAGCGGAAGTGTAACTCCTGAGATTTTTAGAAGATACGGAGCAGAAGCTGAAATGGCAGCTGCTAGAGAAGATAAAATCAATATATTCAATCAAAGAATGGTGGAAGAAAGAGCAGCAGAAGAAAGAGCAAAGCTAGCACAAGATAGTAGAGATAGAGAAGCTGCTAGACGTTTTAATATAACACATCAAGATGCTGTTAACGCTAGAAATGACGCTAGAGAAAGACAGAAAAAAAAGGATGAAATAGCTGAAAAGAAAGCCAAGAGAGAAGAAGAAATTTATCAATACACTAAAGCAGAGCAAGATGCCCAAGACTTAGTAGCGTCTGAGACCAATAGATTTCTTGACATAGATACTGTAACTGGTAAACCAATGCCTACCACTGATGCAGGAAAAGAAGCGTTAAACGATGAAGCTGCACTACTATACGATAAAAAAAGAGGGTTTAACAACACTTGGAATGGTAAAGCTTTACCTATAGCACCTATATTTACATACAATGTAGATGAAGAAAATGCTATTGCAGATGAAAGAGAACGTGTAAAAAATATGCCTAACCCTAAGGAAAAAAGCACAATTTATAAAGAGTTTAAGGAAGCTTCCGCTGATAACATCCAAGCGTATAATAAAGGGCTTAAAACTAAACTAGAATATGATAGAACAGCAAGAGAGTTAAGACACAATCTTGATAGTGAGTTAGAGAGTGTACAAACTGCTACAGGATTCCTTGGTAGAACCTTAACTCCTAGTGAAGTGCGTATTGCTAATAAAAATGGTAAAAACTTAAAAACAGAACAGAACTTAGTAGCCGAAAGAGTAGCAAAAAAGAAAGCGCAAGAAGCCTTAGCAGCAAGAGAAGCTGCATATAAAAAAGCTAAAACAGCGGCGCATGCTGAGTATTTAAAAAAGAATAAAAAAGCTAAAAAAGAAGCTATTAAGGAAACGTTGGCACCTTATGAACGTAAAAATGTAACTCTTAAACAGCTTGCCACTTTAGGAAAAAAAGCTATAAATAATGATCCTAGAGCTAAAGACCCTCATGTTAGAAAGGCCTTAACTACTCAATTAAACAATTACTTAAATACTATTAAAGCAGATAGAGCAGCTACCAGTAAAAAAGAAGCTGATAGAAAGTACAAAGAAAATGAATATGATAGAAAAGAGGCTGTAAAGGCTAGATTAAAAATGAGCGAAGATGATAATAAAGCACTTAATGATAAGGATATCCTTAATTATAAACACTCTATAGGACTCACAGAAAACGACACAGACCAGGAAAAAATTATCAAATCATATGACTGGGCCTTAAAAACCATTGCCAATGAGAAAGCTACAAATGAAGCTAAAAAAAGAGCTAGAAGGATTTTAAAGAAATATTCACCTATAAGATAGATATGGTATAATACCACCAATATAACTTAAAGGACCATGATGACTTTAATTGGTGATGAATACTACAATAATACTAGTGGCGGTGTATACGGTGAACCAGTGTCTACTGTGCCATCTATAGATGCTTTACTAGAACAAAAGAAACAAAGACTACGATTAAGCACAGCACGTAAGCTTGATAAAAGAGGAGTAGATTACTCTGATAATCAAGCAGCGTCCTTACAACAAGGACTCTCTGATGTTGTCGACCAACAAATTTACACAGAATACTTACCAGATGGTACTGCATTTAAATACCAATTAGATCCTATCACAGGACGTAAAATTCCTTGGGAAGGAGAGACACGTAACCTTTACATGGCTCCAGGTGCTGATGGGTCAACTAAACTAGGACTAGCACGTAATGACCTTACTGCAAGGGCTAGAGAAGAAGGAATGACTCCTTTTAAAGCACGTTACTCAGACAAGTCTGATTTGTTTGGACTAGGGTATAACTCCCCTTATGAAGGCTCTGGAGGTATCTATAACGGTACTCCAGGTAAAATGGGTGTAGATAAGGACAATGCTTATTTAGATATAGAACTCCCTTACGATGTAGCAACAGCATACGAGAAAAGAGTACACTCTACTTCCGGTCAAATAAAAAATAGAGCTATAGGCCTTGGACCTATAACAGGAAATGATAGGGTTAACTATGGTTCTGGTAAAAGCGAATACTTTACAGACGATGCTCCTTTACTTAATATGGACTATACTGAAGATGGCATGCCTAT